AGAGGATTCTTTAATACATCAGGTATAATACTGGCTCGTGCTAAAAGATTAGTAAATACACGAGAGATACCGACATTATCGGTTTGAATTATTTTAGGTAATGTATCAAAGTATTGCATTAATAACCTGCCTTAATCTTATCTTTGTCAATGAGTTCGATTTCTTTAAAGTTCATCGTTAGTGTTGTCTGAACTGGTGCGCCATTATCATATGCAGCCCAACCATTTGGTGCATAGTTTACATCAATACTTTCAATAACACTTTCAGCCACTCGTGTCACATTACCATTTCGTTGGCCATTGAAAAGAAAATCTAAATCAAATGTTGATGGAGGTACAAAGAACATACCAGCTGCAGCCGTTGTAATTTGTGGTGCGGCATGAAAACGAAACAGTTTGATAATTTCTTTTACAGTTTCAGCCTCTTGACGAGAATATGGTGTGAAAGTGAATGCCATCTGATAGGTACGAAAATCAATACCTTCAAATAATAATTGTTGCTGAGGATTAATGGCAAGGCCTTGTGTTGATAATGCCAACTTGGCTGCATTAGATTGTGCAACTGTTAAACCTAAACTACCCATTCTACCTAAAGTATTTAAAATAGGATGTTTACGTTCACCGTTTTTATTTAATCCAGAAGTGGCAGATGTAAAAGCACCTGTGGCTTCTTTGGCCACATCCATCAAAGATAAATTACCATAACCAGCATTGTATTGAAAGTTTAAGGTATCTGGAATATATAATGATATTGTTGCAACTTTTCGTTTCTTTTTTGGTTTGAAATTTAAAGTCTTTTGTGCATCACCAGAAAAAAAGTTTTTAACGGAACTAAATTGTTCTTTGATACCTTCTAATGAACTTGATTTTGCAATGAACTTTTTGGCTTCTTCATAAGTAATAGGTTCAATCTCATTGACTGAAAACTGAACAATATGACCTTTTGTAGCTGAACCTAAATCTCTAGGATACTGTAAACTGTTTAGACCAAATTTATTACCAAACAATGCTCCAAGAGGACCATTAATGATATTACCTGGAATTGATACACCACCGATGGATGTTGGTATTGAAATGATAGCCATTAGGTTGTCCTAAAAAAGAATATACATATTATTTATGGCATATTCTGGACGATTTACACCCTCTAACCCTCAAAAATACATTGGGGATTATAACAATATCATCTACCGCTCATCATGGGAAGCAAAGGTGATGAACTGGCTTGACAAGAATCCAAGTATTATCTCGTGGGCATCTGAAGAATTGAATGTTCCTTATCTCTCACCAGTTGATGGCCGTTGGCATCGTTACTTTCCAGACTTTATTGTAAAGATGAGAACCAGAGATGGTAAACTCAAAACAATGATGATAGAGGTCAAACCAAAGAAACAATCACAACCACCAGAACCACAGAAAAGAATCACTAAGAAATATATTCAAGAGGTGGCCACATGGGGTGTCAATCAATCTAAATGGAAAGCCGCAACCGAATTCTGTTTAGACCGTGGTTGGGAATTTCAGGTTCTCACGGAAGACCATCTTGGACTGTAACTAAATAGTAGATGGCATCTAAACTAACTCAACTCGCAAGACAAAAGACTGCTTCGGAACTTCAAACGATGGGCCGAGATGCTTATCGTTGGATGACCAAGAAGATTAGTCAACTTGGTAATATTACAGGCATTGCTTCTACGATTGCACAAGAAAATAGAGGTAATCATTTTCATAATGGTGGCCTGTATTTCTTCTATTATGATCCAAAAACAAAAGCAGACTTACCATATTATGACCGATTCCCATTGGTATTGGTATTAAACATTGAATCAGATGGTTTCACTGGTCTGAACCTACATTATTTACCAATTCAGTATCGAGTCGCCTTTTTGGATAAATTGATGGATTTTGCGGTGGTTGACGGCAATAAAGACATACAGCGTATGAATGTCACCTATGATATATTAAACGCCTCCAGACGGTTTAAAGAGTTTAAACCATGCTTCAAAAAGTATTTGATGAGCCATGTCCAGTCAAAAATACTTGCCGTGCAGCCAAATGAGTGGGATATTGCGGCATTCTTGCCAATACAACAGTTTAGGAAAGCTAGCGCCACCAAAGTGTGGCAAGAATCATTAGAACAGATACGATAAGGAATCAAAATGCCTGGTAATATTAACGACTTTAAGGCAAGTTTTCAAAAAGATTTATCACGCCCACATAAATTTGATGTGAATATTCCTATTCCTTTGACATTGATACCTTATATTAAATCTGCAAAATCTCTCACCTATCGTTGTGAAAATGCACAATTACCAGGAAGAACATTTGCTACGGCTGAACAAAAGACATATGGACCAATTGAAAAGTATCCATATCTCAACACATACACCGATATTGATATGACTTTTATTATTGATGATGATATGAGTCAAAAGATTTTCTTTGACGCATGGTTAAACTTTATCAATCCTTTATACAATAACAATATGCGTTATAAAGGTGATTATTCAACAGTCATTACAGTCAACCAATATGATGTGACTAATCAAATATCATATTCGTGTAATCTATATGATGCCTATCCTATTTCTATGAATCAAATGGACTTAGATTGGTCATCTGATGGTTATCATAAACTCAATGTAACATTTGCCTATACTTACTGGCAGAACAATTCTCTACAAGCACTTGGTATGGAATTGGTCGATGCAGGTATCAACGCAGTAAACAATATTGTGGGTGGACTTGGTGGCAATGCCGTTGGTGCTGCTGGCACAGGAATTAATAATGTTATAAATGATGTAGCTTCTACTTTCCGTAGATAATTTTTAAAATGGAGTGAAAACACTATGGCTTTACCAAAACTTGATATACCAACCTATGAAATTGAATTACCAATTTCTAAAAAGAAAATAAAATTTCGGCCGTTTCTTGTAAAAGAACAGCGTAATCTGTTAATGGCATTGGAATCAAATGAGACCAGCACCGTTCAACAAAACATTCGTGATATTCTTAACAATTGCACATTGACTGAGAATGTTGATATTGATAAGTTACCCATTATCGATATTGAATATTATTTTATCAACCTTCGTGCCAAATCAGTTGGTGAGGTTGTAGAAACTCGTTATCGTTGCAACAATATTGTCAATGATACTGAGTGTAATAATGTTATGGAAACAAATATCAATCTACAGAATATTAAAGTATTACAAGATAAGTCAATTGATCCTGAGATTAAGGTAACACCTAAGATTACTATCAAACTGAAGTATCCAGAGTTTGGTGTTGTCAAAGATTCATTAAAGTATGACGATATTAATCAAGTGACCTTTAACATGATTGCAAGTAGTATTGAATACATCTATGATGGCGAACAGTTCTACTATGGTCATGAAACATCACCAGAAGAAATGTTACAGTTTGTTGAAAGTCTTAATGCTGAACAGTTTAAGAAAATTGAAGAATTCTTTGAGAATTTACCAAAACTAAAAGAAAATGTTAATATCACCTGTGGTAAGTGTGGATATCACCACACGATAGAGGTGGAAGGGTTAGAGAATTTTTTCGGTTAATATTTCGTCATGACAATCTGAGTAATTATTATAAAACGAATTTTTCGTTGATGCAGCACCATAAGTATAGCTTGACCGAACTTGAAAACATGATGCCTTGGGAAAGAGATATCTATATCTCTCTTTTGATACAATATATTGAAGATGAAAATCAAAAGATAAAAGAAAGACAAAAGAAGCGATAGATGGATTATCAAAAGGCCAAAGAAATAAGAGGCAAATCTCTTAGCTCTCTCATCACCGATAAGATTGTTGGTGGTGAAGGAGTTATGTCGTCCATTCGCCAGTCAATGTCAGAAAGAAGTAAGGCTCGTGCTACTGGTATCAAAGAAAAATTTGACCCACTAAACATAGTCAAAGCACTCACAGGTGGTTCTCGTGTTGCACCTGCCATTCTTGGTCGTTTAACTGGTAGAAGTCCAGAAGCCATTCGATATTTTGCTGGCGATCCAAAGAAAAAACAAATGTCATCTGGTATCAGTTCTGAAGATTTACAAGGTGCCACCGAAACTCTTGGTTCCATTTATGCTCTCATGGTAAAAATAGAAGAAGAAAAAAAACAAGATGAAAAAAATAATGCTCGTAAACAAAAAACAGAGCAAAAAGAAGAAGATGACCGAAATAAAGTATTAATCAAAGCATTAACTGCACGAATGAAACCAAAGAAACGTGCCAAAGAAGAAAAGAAACAAGAACAAGAACAAAAAAACACCGAACAGAAACAAGAGCAGACACAAAAAAAGACCGAGAAAAAACAAGAAGGTCAAGAAAAGAAAAAAGAAAAAGAAGTAAAAAAAGAACAAGAAGTTAAAAAAGAAACAATTAAGAAGGCTGAAGAAAAAAAGCCTGAAATTGTTCCACCAAAAGAAGTAAAACCTAAACCTACTGCAAAGCCAGAAGCACCACCAGCTGTCAAACCTCCAACAGCCGCAAAGATTCCACCTGTAGTGGTGAGTGGTACAAAAGGTTTAGTTTTGGGTGCTTTAGTTGCTGCCGGTTATTCTAAACAAGCACAGGCCAATGTAATGGCCAATGTGGATAAAGAATCAAATTTTAAACCAAGAAGTGAAGAACTTGGTAAATACTCAGCAAAAACATTATTCAAGTTATATGGACCTCCTGGTGTACCAGATGGCCAGCCAGCCGATGGTAAAAATAAAGTTCGATTTCAATCTATGAGTGAAGCACAGGCGGTTGTGAGTAAAGGACCTGAAGCTGTAGGTGATGTTATCTATGGTGGTCGTATGGGTAATGATAAACCAGGTGATGGTTTTAAATATCGTGGCCGTGGTTTCATACAGATTACAGGTAAAGAAAACTATGACAAAGTTGGTAAATTGATTGGTGTTGATTTAGTAAACAATCCTGATTTAGCCAATGATCCCGAAGTTGCTGCAAAAATTGTACCGGCATTCTTTAAGTTACGATTAAAGAAACCAGAAGATTTAGAAAATATTGATGCAGTGAACAAAGCGGTAGGATCTGCTAGTGTGCAGTCAAGAGAAGATAGAAAAAAACTGGCTGTTGCATATGCCGCTGAGTTAAATACTGGTAATCAACTCAGTGCATCTTCTACTGAAAATAGAGAACTGAAAAAGAATATGACGGATTCTGCACCGGCTCCAGTTATTGTAAATAATAACAATACAACTCAAACAAAGAAACAAACACCTATGCCACCACCTGCAGGTGATGATAGATCCGCATATGCAAAGAAAGTAAACTAAATGGATTACTATAAAGCACAATCGATTCGTAAAACAGGTTTATCTGATTTAATTGCCAATGAAATCACTGGTGGTGGTAGCATTACTTCTTCTATTGGTAAAGGCATTTCACAAAAATCATCAGCGGCTATGACTGGCCTTAAACAAAAGTTTGACCCATTAAACATTGCTAAGTTTGTAACTGGTGGTTCTAATTTAGCGCCTGCGATGTTAGGTCGTTTGACTGGTAGAAAAGAAAAAGATATTAAATTTTTTACTGGTAAAAAACAGTATGATACTGCATCAAAAATAAAACCAGTAGAATCTGGTGATGGCCTGAATGATATTTTAGGTAAAATGTTGAACTTTATGCAAAGTATCAATGCAGCTGAAAAAGCAAGACGAGATAAAGCCAATCAGTTTGCAGAAGAAAATGCATCTGAAAAAGAAAGACGCCACAAAGAACTGATTGAAGCCATTACAGGCCAAAAATACACCGGTAAAACAGCTGCAAAAATACAAAATCCTGAATCACCTGGAGGTGGTGGTATAGTTGATGATGTTTTGTCAAGTTTAGGTTTAGCAAAGATTGCTAAATCTGCATTGAGTGGTTTAGGTAAATTGGCTACATTTGCTGTTGGTCCTGTTGGATTACCATTGCTTGCCGCAGCCGCTATTGGAGGATTTGGGTATTTCATATACAAAGCATTAAAAGAAGAACCTAGTTATGAAGCAGAACAAGAAGCCAAAGGCATAAAACAAGCAGAATCAGTTGGTGGATTGGCTGGTGTTGCTGATGAAAGAGAAAAACGCAAAGCAATGCCAGAGTATGATAGAACTATGGCAGAGATAAAAGATTTTGAAACATATCAAAATGAAGGTGAGAAATTAACCAACAAACAACTAGAAGGATTTGGTAAAAGAGGACCAGGTGCCTTAGAGGCTGTTGAAGATTATAAAGTGGCTCGTGATAAGTATCAGAAGATTGTAGGTGAAACACCTGAGATGGTTACACCAGCATCACCGCCAGCTACTGAAAGTATGACACCAACATCTTCACCAGCGAGTGAAGTACCAGCTACTGAACCGGCCGCAGGTGCAAAACTCAGCCAAGTTCAAAGTGAAAATATGAATCTCAATATACCCGAAAGTAAAGAAGATCCATCTTCTATTATCAATAACAATTCAGTTAAAAGTTATGCAGAGGGTGGCGGAAAGATTCCAATGCCTGCGGTGAGAAATCAAGAACCAACATTTCAAGATATGATATTATACAGTACCAGAGTTGTATAATAACCAATAAAAAACCCACCGTAAAGGTGGGTTTCTTTTAAGTGAGAAAAGATTACTTCTTCTTTTCGTCTTTCTTAACTTCTGCTTTAGGTGCTTCTTTCTTTGGTTCTTCTTTCTTAGCAGGTGCCTGAGCAAATGCTGCAACAGCGAACATAGAAGCTACGAGTGCGGTAAGATACTTCATTTTACTTCCTTTCAATCAAAGTTAAAAAATCACAAACAACTCATTATCAATCTTCTTCAGCTAACTTGCTGAAGTAAGCCATATCATCATCTTCAGAATCATCTTTAAATGGAGAATCTTCTGCTACTGCCTTAGGTGCAGGCTTTGCTTTGGCTTGTTCTACGGTTGTGCGTGGTGCTTCACCATTGAGACCGAGAACTTTGTCTAAACGTTGCTTCAAAGCATCATATGACTTGAACTCACCAGCTTTTAATAGTTCCTGTAGAGAATGTTCAGACTTCCAAATCTTCTCTAACTCATCATCATCACTCAACAAAGGTGCTGGTGATTCAAATTCAGACTTATCATAGTTCTGATAACCTTCAACCTTACGAATCTTTAACTTGAAGTTGGCACCTTTCCATAAATCAAATGGATTGATTGCCTGTTCATCTTCAAACTGAGGATTCATGGCTTCTGAAATCTTATCAAAGATTTTCTTACCAAACTTAAACAATTTGACCTGACCTTCATTTTCAGGATGTTTTGGGTCTGATACAATATAAACGTTGGCAATGTAATTTAGTTTACGTTTTTGCTTACGGACAATATCTTTATTTGCTTCAATACCAGAATTCCACAATGCAGAATTATGTTCACAAACAGGACATTTTTCATCTTTGGTTGTCAAACAATTATCGATTAACCAACCACCTGGACCTTGAAATCCATGTGAGAAGATTTTAACCCATGGTAAACCATCTTCACCATCTGCTGCCGAAGCAGGCAGAAAACGAATCGTAGCCATGCCGTTGCCAGCTTTGTCTACTTCTGGTCGCCAGTAGTTATCGGATTTATCGTTGCCCTCGGATGAGGTATTGAGTGCCTCGATTGCTTTAGATAGTTTGTCGAGGTTGCCAGATTGGCGTTTGAGGTTCGCAAATGAACTCATAATTTACTTCCTTTCGTATAAACGGATTATTAACGGTGTATAAAAAAACGGCTTGTCCACATACTTCTCATTATATAAGAATATTTATCCAATGTCAAGTATACATTTTCAAAATACCGATGGTAGTTAAGGCATCTGTGTGAAGTATACCAATACCACCATCTACTCTCCATTGGTCAATGTTTACGCCTGTATCATCAATCAATAGATGGTCTGGTTTGGCATAGGTTCGTTTTAACCTTTTGCCTGGTACTAAATTAATTGGATAATGAATACCATGTTTCAGTAACCATTCTGTCTTTTGTGGTGCAATCGCATCATGTCTTTTTTCAGAAGCTGTTGAAGATAAAATCTCAACAGGAATACCTGTGCTATCTAAAAATTGTAACAATAATTTTGCATCTTGGGTCATGTCTAGTTTGGCAAATTGTCCTGTTTCAATGAAGTTATCAAACAATTTATAAAACTCTTTCTTGTCGTCCGCTTCTTTTGGTGACATTCTATACAACTGTCTGTATTGTTTGTCAAAGTCAGCAATCACACCATCCATGTCCAAGTATATCTTGGTAACTCTACGCATATTCTTTAATCTTTTCTTTTAAAATCTGTTTAAACTTTTCTTTATCATAATGTAGAAATGCTTTATACTTTTGGCATTTCATTTTAAAATTTGGCCACACAATATCATCATAGATTTGTTTTTCCCACATCGGAAAGAAATTCATAATATCATCTAAAATGATAAGTGTTTCAATTGTAATATCACCTTGTTGAGCACATTGCATTAATAATGGAAATTCATTCTTTCTAACCATTAATAATTCATTTGGTACATCAACTCTATCTAACAGTTTAATTATATCAGACTCAAAGGTATAAGTCAAGCTTTGTATTCTTTTCTGCCACTTCTTATAATTTTCTTCAGAATCAGGTCCTATTATATCACCGACCCATTGAATATCGCTTACCAAAAAGTTGGCAAGATAATAATCTTTTAATTCTGTCAATCCAAATTTACGAGATAAACGGTAGAATGAATACTTGTCTTTTCTGGTAGAGAATGTGGTTTTGGTAACATTAGTCTTACCATTGTATTTGATATAGTCGTAACTATCGGATGTGAAATGCAACTTTAACGCATGAAATAATGCGTAAGCGGCAAAACCTGAATTTTCAATCATAACAATTTAAAGAGGTAACTTTGAACTCTTTTTAATCAAATTTAATTCTTGTGCTTCTTCTTTAATCTTTGCTTTGAGAGCGGAAGAAATTAAAGTGGATGCCACTTCAACTTCTAATCCTGTTTCTTTGCAATGGTGTAGAATGGCATCCATGTGATTACATTTCAATTTGGATGCCAACTCCTCAATCATCATACTAAATTCTTTAATCTCACCTTTTGTTGGCATATTATATTTTACTTCTCTCTTTATAAAAAATGTGGTTACCAATCTGTGTAATTTTTGGTAAATTCCAATTAGGCTTCACATAATTGGCATGATAATACATGGCCTTCTCTTTGTGTAGTGTAACATGAGCAACTTCAGATGTCAAGGCTTTCTTTGCAACAAGTACCGATTCTTCCCATTGGTATGGGTTACGAATCATACTGTATGCCTGATTACAGAACCAAGAGAACTGGCAGACCATTCTACCATTCACTTCATCTTTTTGTTTTACAACACCACAAACGGTCTTTGGAAATTTGCCAGAGTTTACACGATTGAGTGTTACTTGTGCTACTGCCAGTTTACCTTCAAAGGACTCACTAGCAGATTCATAATAAATGTTTTCAGCAAGGCATTGTACCTCATTACTGAAATGATTGCCAAGGTTTGAAACAGTTACTTTGTTTGCTTGTGCCTTGGCTACGGGAATTAGTAGATTAACTGCAATAAGAGCTGTTGAGATTGCAATTAAAAATTTATTTGTTACTTTACGGTTGAAATACATTTTTCTTCCTTATTGATTACGGCGGCCAAACTTCTGACCGCCTTGGTCTCCAATTACGAATTAGTTTTCGATTTTATTTTAACTTCAGGTTGTGGAGGGGTTTGAGAAACGAATAGATTGAGGGCTTCTGCCTTCTTAACTATATCTGTTTCTGTGGGGAATGGTGGCAATTCGGGGATATCAGGTGATTCTAAACCGGCAATTTTTGCTGCCTCAACCTGTGTGTGCCATTGTTCTAGTTTAGCGCTTCTGTTATATGAATACTCATCAGATACTAAACCTTGTGCCATTTTTAATAATTCTAGGCGAATTTCATATGGTGTCATACTTTCACTCCTGTGTGTGTTAATGTGTGTAATGTATCAGCGGTTTGTGTGTTGCTGATATATTATTTATCCAGGTGATTCTGTTGCTAAGTTCACCTGGTGAAACTCCGCTTACCTATCAGGCAGCAAGTGCAAACTTATTATCGTTAGCGTTTAATTTAATTAGTGATTACGCCTTCTCTGGCGATTCTCCATTGTTCTAATTATTGCCATGTCGAATCTAGGCACCCCCATCAGAAGTATATTGCCACAACTATAATGTGTGTTTGCTACCGATAACTCGGTTTGTCAATATACTTTTGGTGGAGGTGGTGGGAATCGCACCCACGTCCACAACAACTTTGAAACAACTTCTACGAATTACTTCAATACAAAAAGCATTGCAAACACAGCCAATGCAAAAGCACAGGCACCAGTATAAAATGCAAAACTTTTTACTTTAACTTGTCTTACACAATCTTTGCTAGGCATTACAGGATCCTTTCTAGTAACCAAATAACAAAAAGAAAACTTAAACCACCAGCCAATATTTTTAAAGCTCCCAATTGTCTTTCGTTCTGCTCGGGAGTGCAGAGTTTTTTCCAATGCTTATTCATAGAGTCCTATTATAAGTGTTTATACTTATTTAGTCAAGCCATTCACTCAATGTTTACCATTTTTCTCATAATATGAAATGGCATTGACTAGGCCTGTTATGTGGTCCTCAGTCTTTTGTTTGAACACGATAGGACTTGAATCCTCAACGGCCATGACGATAACCAAGTCATGGATAGGTTCACCAATCAACTCCTCATACATCAAGGCATAGGCAGATGTTTGCCAGAAGTAATCTTCGATATCTTCGTGGCTCTTAATCTTTTTGGATGTTTTAAAATCGATTACCGAAAGCACACCATCAAACTCAGCAATACAATCCACACGACCCGCCATCTTTAATTGTGTAGACCATAACGCCTGTTCTTGATAATGAATGTTGTTGATACGATTGAGATGTGGTTTGATTGATAAAAACATTTCATGTGCATCAGGCATTATATTACCCAATGATTCATTGTTTAAATATTTTTCACACAAAGTATGCACATTGGTGCCACGAGAGGTTGCTTTCTTTGTAATGGCATTGGCAACATCTTCACCCACTTTATTACGCCATGCTTGAAAGATATGTTTCTTTTGGGCACCAATTACTGTAGTAACCGATGGTAGTTTTGTACCATCAGGCAGTTTATAGAATCTTCGGCCATCAGGAAATGTTTCTGATTTCAGGTCTTGTAATTGTTTTGGTGGGCAGTAATTAAACATTTTCTCTCATTTTTAAAAAACTATTAGTCCAACTTTTTAACACCATGGCATTTGGTGCATTTCTATCTATCTTTTGTTTTATATCGGTTGATAATGAAATACGCAAATCATTTGATTTATTTGATTGAACTTCATGAACAATATATGCTGGAAAAAATATCAACATCCCTTCTTCAGGTTCAATGTGTATATGTTTTAATTCTGATTTATCATTATGAGCAAATGCACCTTTATCATCAATAATATTTTCTGTGCTGAGTAATACTAGGTCACCAGAATTTTCTTTTGCACGAATATAATAGGTGGCTGTGAGTGATGCATCATTGTGTGCGTGTGCTTCAATACTTTCACCTGGTTCTTTGATATTGGCCCATGCCATCACATAATCTGGTTCTATATTAAGTTGTTGTGCTTCTGATATTAAAGAGAATACGTGCTTCTTGACGGCCAAATTTATAATACTCTTTAGATAATTTAAATGTGGTCGGTCATATTCCCATAAACTATCTTTGGGATTGCCATCACGACCTGTTGCAATATCTTTGGCAATCCAATAAAGTTCTTCTTCTAGTTCCCAATTGAATTGACTATTGAGGCCTGTTTGAACTGCCCAATATGGTGACACCCACCAATTACTTTTTACAATATCCATTATTCTTTCTTTGTAACAAACTTCTCTTTAATCTTATCAAAGTATGCAATCTCATCTGGTGTAAGAGTTACTTCATCCATATTCTTACGATATGTAATGGCATCTTGTTCCATTAATTGTATATTACCAGTATACTTAAAATGATTTGTAATTTGTTTTGTATCGTAGGCATCCATAATGATGTGATAACGATCCTCATCCGAATCATTACGAATCTGGTGCCACAAATTTACCCACATAATATACACAGAACCGTCAGCAGGCAGATGTAATGATTTGCCTTGGCAGATATGCACACTTTTCTTATTAGTGATTAATGGAATGTGAATACGAGCCATGTAATTATTTGTGGCTGCATCTTTGTGTACCAAAGATTTAGAATGTGCTTGTAGGCATGAAACTCTTGCTCGGCGTGGATAGAATCCCAATTCTTCTAATTGGTTCAATACTTCTTTAATATAACCTGTGCAACCTTGTGTTGGGTTTTTATGTTCAAATGCGTGAGATACATTGAGGTACTTCATGGCTCTATAGTTGTATTGGCCATTAGGAAAAAACATATCATTTGTTTCTTTATCATCTGAGTGATATACTTCCCAACCATCTCGCCAATCACCGGTACGAGATAATAATGTCCAACCACCAAAGCCATGATATTCTACAGTTTCAAATTCTTCACCTTGTATTTGTTGTTTACCAAGTGTAAATACTTTTTCTTCTACTTCTTTTCGTAGTCGGTCAATATCTACTTTGAAATCTAATTTTTCAATCCACATCATAAGTTTCCTGTTTCGTGTAACATATTACATACATCATCATAATTATATGTATTCGTTGCCAAAGACAATCCTAATCGTTCTGTAATATCACCAATTGGTTTTACGCTGTGTGGTTGACTTACATCAAGCACCCATGCATCATATTGGTTGGCAATAAAACTGCCAGCTGGCACTAAATCTATTTCATCAAATATAAAACCTTCTTTTTGATTTTCTATCTGATATTTTTTAGGTTCACCTTTAAATTTATAAAAGTGTGTGGTACAGTTACTTGTTTCAATATAAAAATTAATTGTTACCATAATACCTGTATCGGTATGTGGAGGTATTATAGTATTAATTTTCATTAATGTCAAGCAAAAGTTCTCTCGATATTGGTTAGGTACCAAACTAAAGAGAGAATCAGTATTTGAGTAGTTGATGTTGAAGTATTCGATGCCTTTAAATTGGCCGTCTACCTGTTCACCAAATTGTATGCGAGAACCAGTTATATCAAATGGTTTTGGATTGAATTTGTTTTTTAGTTTTAAGAACATGACGAATCATAATATACTAAGCCTTAGAGGCTTTCCATTCTTCATAGGCACGAATAATTGGGCAATCATAATCCCAATTAATGCCTTCGTGTGGATTGGCATTGGCTGCTGCAAAGCGTTTACCTTGGACGTGTTCAATGATATCGATACCAGGATGTAGTATTTTTTCTAAAATATCAGCATACTGTTCAATCATTTGAAAGAATTGAACTTTATCTTCTGGTGATAAATTCAATATGTCATTACCTAATTGATTATCAAAGTAATGAACAATGTGTTTTCTATAAGCATTGAGTTCTTCTTCGGTTACTGTACCATCACGATTTAAATCAGCATCAGCCACACCATCAGCATTGAGGTCGATATCTTTTAAGTTAATGTTAATGTCTGTCATTTAGCAAATCCTTGAACAAATTTTGTTTTTACATACATTTTAATTTTATTTAATTTATTAGTTGTTTTAACGTATGTTGTGGCGTAAAAATAACTACCTAAACACAAGAACCACATCATCCATGATCCAAATAAACCTAATTTATATTTCTTAGGTAAACTAAACACAAATTTACAAATTGGTCGGCCGATATTCATTAATATTTTACCAACTTCATTGTCATTCTTAACAGCACCCATAAGATATGCCATGTGTTCCGACCAAGGTGTAGCTATTTTATAAGCCCATTTTGTTGTTGCTTCTTTTTGTTTTTGGTTTCGTTCTTCTTTATTAACCCAAAACATAAAGTTAGGACCTGTGCCATCCATCCAAGCAGTTACAGTTTTTGCCCAGCGTATGTAACCACGATATACTACTTTATCATTTTTCTTTAACCATTCACCATATTGTTGGTCAGCAGCAAATATTGAATATGGCATCATTCCAAATTGATGTAATTTTGTGCAAATAATTTTAGAGCAGTTGCAAGCACAATTACAATTATATGATGTTTCTGATGTGGTACAATTGTAAGGTGTTGTTACACAATTACAGTTTGTTTGTAACCAGTTTTGTGTATCACAGTTGGTACAGTTTACAGAACCTGAAATGAGGCAGTTATTACACTGGATATTACCACAGTTACAGTTACTTGTGCAGTTACCATTGTTGCAATTGCCTTGTGTGTTATTCTGAAAGAAATTTAAATTATAAAAATTATTCATGGCCGGTGTGGCTGGCCGTTGAGTAGGTACAATCTGGTCGTTTAGAAATTGTAGGCTGGATGAGAAGGTAGGTGCTTGACCTATCTCACTATTTACGTCAGCAAAACTAATTGTTCCAGATGATGGTAATGTCATGGTTATTACTCTTTAATTGGTTACTTCTGTATTTATACCATCGGCCAATCGTGACTTTCCGTAGACTTCCACACCTTCAATCTCGCCAATTTTTTCACTTACTACTTTGATTGGTATAATCTTTTTCTTTGGTTCTTCTTTGTGTTCATATACGGTACCCCAAATATCTTGGCGTTCCAATGGTAATTCTGGATGTTTGATTAATACAGGAATATAACCTGTCATACGAGCCAGAGCTACAGCAAAGAGAGCCACATTGTCTGAATAGGAGTTGGCACATGATATATCCCAAAACTTTTTATCTAAGAACATACAGGCACCTTTACACAGGTGCAATACAGGACATTTAGGACATTCTTTACGATTTGACCAATGGGTTGAGGTTTTAATCTCAACCTTATCGAATTCTTTTAGATTACCACCATGATGTGATTCACCATTTTTACCTATCTCTAGAGCACTTACGTTCTGACAGGTCATTACATTACCACGCAAATCAACTGCCATAACGTGTTCATCATCCATGCCACATTTTTGTCCAAGATATTTTGATTCTGAGTGAGATAGAACTGCCTGAGTAAAACCATCTATCTTACCTAATTGACCAAAGAAACCAATTTGACCATTGGTTACATAAATGTCTGAGAAGGCTGTTTTGCGGTAATCAAAGTGTTCAGCTTTGGTCTGTAAACTATTCTGCATACCATCTTCATCATAACTATCTACAATACCACCTTCACCAAGTTTAATATCAGGATCACCGGTAAGATTGACGAACCACTCATAGATTTCTTTACGAGATTTGTTTTTAGAATTCATCATTGGATTAAAACTGATACCTTTACCCAAACGGGACATAGCACGATAGAAATCTAAAATGATTTTCTTTTGGTCTGGATCATCAAACGGATCAGGACCACGAACTGATTGACCAGGTCCATCATGTGAGATTGATACAGAAAAATCCATCATCATCAACCAATCACAAATATCTGGTGTAAGAATAGAACCATTAGTAATTACAGAGAATCGTGGTTTATTTTCCCAATGTTCAAATCGGTCACGAATGGTCTCTGCCAATGGTTTCATGGTTTTCCAATAAACAAATGGTTCACCACCCCAAAACTCAATTGAGAGTCCTTTCTTTTCATCAAACTCTAATGTATCAAACATTTCCATGAAAGCATCAATGTCTTTCTTAGATGTTTCAGGCATACGTTCAACAAACTTCTGTGAACAATAATCGCATGAGTAATTACAACTCAAACCCATTTGAATTTTGAGTATTTGAACCTGTTTAGATTTTTTAAGTGGGTGGTCTTTGTCGAATGGACGATATGGTGTGAGATTGTGGTCGTGAATTGTGCCTTCAGGAAATTGAAAGGTAATTCCATCTTCACTCTTTAGTATGTTTGTTTCATTATCATAATAAAATATTTTTTTATCGTTTGCACTTCGTTCAGAGTGTATTTCAAATATCATTTCAATTCCAATTTGTTTTTAATGATTGTATATATCTTGTTACTTTTTCATGTTCTATTGTTTGTTTACTGTATTCAGCCAATTCTTGCCTTACTCTTTCCTTGTTGGCTGATTCGTAGTATAGCCGCTGTTGTTTTGACATCATTCGCTTCTTGCTCATCCGTTCTCCTTTGGTCTTTATTATATTTTCGGACACGCTGAGCTTTTACTATGGGGACAATTTTATCATTGACACCTCGCCGTTTGGTTAATAGAATAGGGGTTTGAGTATTGAATACTACCATTCTCTAGGCAACTTTGTCTTGTGTGATTTGTGTAAGGTATTTCCTGGTACTGTATCTTTGATTCTTTGTATGACACCTTTCTCAAAGGCAGAATCGGCAGTCTTGGTACCTGGTACAGACATACGACCAACATCACCGAAAACTGGTAGGTTCTCGGCTGAGTGGTATCGTTGTAAATGTGGATTATTTTGTATGAATTCGTCTAACACCGTGTAAGACATACGGTGTTCTTCAATTTGTTTGGTTTCTTTATTCAAAAAATCATAGGTTGGCATTAACTATACTCATGGGCAAGTGATTCATTCATTTTTCGGAACCATTCTTTCATAAAGACTGGCACTTCTCTTTTATTTATCTTACCTTTCCATGACCAAAGGTGTGATTTATTCATACGATAATAGTTATGGTAAGATTGTAATGAATTGCCTGGTACTTTACAGTCATCTGGCATGGCAGGTGTAGGACCAGTAAACGAACCAACTGGACAATTATCTGGTACCCGAGCCAAGTCAGGTATCAATCGTGCCGTGGCATGAACCTTACCATAACGATATGTAAACTCTTTGAGTAATTCACACCACATATTATAGAGCCAAGTATAGTTTGCTTTGCTTTGGCGAACCCATATGGCTGATGGATGATTCATCATTGTGGGTTTCATCAATCGTTCTTCACGCTCATCTGGTAGTCGCCACCGTTTAATATTACGATTATTGGTTGTTTTACCAAGGTACATCTCACCATCAAGCACACGGTGTGCAGTAGAGAGTAACTGAGCATACTCAATCACCATTTTACAAACATGGCGGTCAACGTGCATTTCAGCACACTTCACAGGATCATTATCAAGATAAAATATATTCATAGCATTCTAATTAAACCGATTGTATCAATAGTAGTTAACAAGATGTAGTTAGCAAGCATCCCAAATGATTTCCTAGTGTAACTAGCCCAAGCATACATAGCACAGCCAAGAATCCAAACAGGATATAAAACAAGTAACGGTGGGTTCGGAACGGTAAGTGCCATAGTAATAAAGCAACCA